GGTCTCGAGCGTCGAATGCTGCTTTTGCTAGGTCAAACGCAACTATTCCTTTTGTGACCCCGACATGGCCTTCGTCGAGAAGAGACGGCCTCACCGGACTGCGTCCTGTCAAATATGCAGTATATTCATCTGGATCGTATTCCGCTTTCCATGAAAATCCGTCTCGTATATATTCGTTATACACATTATTATTACCATCACCAGGCAACCAACGTCTTTTTCCGGTGGTGGTGCGCATTCTTTCAACAAGTCCGCGTTTTGTTGGCTCTACGTAGGTATTAAGTACTGGCACCCACCAGTCTGTATCAACTAGTTGTTTCATGTCTCTAATATATGGAGCTCTGTTGGGATTATCCGATTCATCTAGAGTAACAAGTCTACCATTTTTTATTTTTCTATACCAGTTGTTCCAAGACTCATCCCAATAATTGCGCCATGTACCATCATGTTGGCCAAAATAATGCCATTTTGTATCCCATTGCTCTTTATAATATACAATTACAACGCTAAATTTATCTCCTTGATCATAGTCCCACCATGGCACGGTAATATCCAATATTCCGGTGTTTAAGCCAGGTGTTAACGTTACGTCTATAGCGTCACCTCTATTTTTAATACCGGTAACGGTGTCGTCCGGTTTATCCGGCCATTCATATCCCGTAACCCATCCTGGCGAATATCCTTTATCCCGAAGAGTCTTGTTAGGAGATTCTTGCAACATGAGAATTTGTGCTATTACCGTATCGTTACCAGTTATACCCTCAGCCGTAATATTCCAATTGAATCGGAATCGTAACGATTTATTTTCATCTTTAATTGCTTTATTAATATAGTATCGATTAGGTTTTTTTTGTGCGTTGCCATCTTCAATATCAGACAATTCAATCGGCCCCCAATTTTCTGCAGGTAGATCAATTGATTCGCTAGGTTTATATCTTGCAAATATTGGATCTGGTTTTTCTGGTTCTGCTTGGGGCTGTTCCGGAACAGCAATATCAACATCAATGGCTATTGGTGAATAAACAACTTGAACTGGAAATTTGAAATAATTAAACTGTGTATCTAAAACGTCGTTTACTGACTGTTTATTATATGCATACGTAACGCCTTCTATAGTTAGCATGTTTGCAGAAGCAGATGCATCTATAACAAGGTGTCCTGAATCAACACTGCGTGTATTAACAGCAGCCTCATTTGAAAATGCTGTGATACCTTTTAGTTGATAAACTGTATGATTTGTAGGATTAATTGCCATTATCTAATTACTTTAAAATACGTGTCATTGTTAATATATTGTATTGTAATACCGTCATTTATTTTCAATTGTAATCGATAACTTCGTTCCGGCATAAATCCATTCATGTCAATATGAATAAAATTGCTTGTAGAATCACAACTTAATTTAGTATAAATATTATCGTACGGAATAATTACCTCATCTGTTGCAGCATCAAGTATTGAATAAAATGATGATGTTGGTAAATAATTGACTGTTTCTATAGGAAATAAATTTGTGGCAGATTTTACCGGATATTTATTTCTACTATAAATTCTAATTTTTGCAACCTCAGCTTCATTATAAGCTGGTTTTAACTTGGTATATGTTACATATGAATCTAGATTAACCGCAGTCAATGATCCCGTTGTAAACGTGCTATTATCTAGGTACATTACTAGTTTAGGAACATATATTGTATGTGTTTCTCGACTAAAATATTGTACAGATCCGTATGATGCAGTACTGGTTGTATTTATTAATTCCAATAAAAATCCATGATTTGGAATAGTATATCCACCAGATCCGCTGAGCCACAATTTAATGGCATTTGTAACATTTAAATTGATATCAGTAGTACGATAAGAAAATGATTCAGATACAATTAATGAACTAGTTGTTGCTGACCCGGAGCTATAAATCCAACTGCCTCCGCTACCTGAGCCTGATATATAAAGATTCGATCCAGCTGTTATTTGTTGAAGTTGACTGCCACTTATCCATGAATTATTTGGTCTTGGCCCATTCCAAGAAGCACCATCTGTAGTTAACGCAGTTGCTAATCCAGTACCATTGTCCCATGACTGCCCAACTATTTTTGCAGATATATCATATTCTGCTGCTAAGTTCCGGGCATGGGTAGTATATAATTGCAACATGAATTTGCAATCAGTAACTGATTTATTATATAGCGCCAATGATTGCGAAATTTCAGTTACATTGAATTTTAAAAGACTGTTAATTGATGATATGGTATCATCTGTATTTAAACTTTTTCCAACTTCTAATGTAGAACTTAGTCCACTATTAGCGTCTAGATTCGATTCATATAATGTTGTATCTTTTTCTGCATAAAATATTTTAAACATGTTTTCCTTTAATGACTTACAACGCGACCTTTAATATCTTGGTCGGGAAATTTTAACTCAAATATACTAGGGTCTAATGATGGGTATATTATTCCATTTTTGGTACTTGCATTTAAATCATACACGTTACCTGAATAATTAAATTCAGTATCATATAAATTTTCAAATACAACATTAACTACGTTTTGTACTCCGCGGACGCTACCTATAGTATTTGTTAGGTCTGATTTTATAATTGGTTGATTTATTTGCCAAGCATCTATAGAAAAATATGTTTTTATTGCATTAATACAATTTAGTAAAACTTCATTGCTGTTATAATTAGATAATACAGTAATTTCAAATTGTATACCAATATTGATAATAAATGCATTTTTTATATTTACAGCATCAGTTAAAATTCGATAATGATCAAGATATGTTTTTAAATTTTCTTTAACTGCATCATTTAAATGAGTCAATTGTTTATTTTGATTGAAGCCTAAAACATATAAATTCATTGCTAATGGATTAGCAATTCTAGATTGTTGCATATCTTTTTGAGAAATTTGATCGTCAGGTATGATATATGCTTTTGCAATACTGCCAAATTTGGCCGGCATTGAATATGTTCGTATAATATAATCTTCGCGAGTTACTAATCTTGCTTGTGTTGCAAAATTTGCTAATGCATTATTTTTTATATCTTGCAATGAATCAGCAGTTCTTGCTCCTGAAGCTGCTTCTGGGTTATTAACAGTTACTGTATTTTTAATAAAATTTAAAGCAGATGCATTAGTAGAAGAATTAACATCATCATTAAATTTTATTTCACTAATTTTAGTTAATACATTGGATTCAACATTGTCAGATAAACCTGTGCCTACTGAATATTGTACGGTTAATGTAGTATTAGCTGGTGCTTGTCCATATGCTCTAGTATATAAAAAATTAGATGGATCAATATCTATATCAATCTCATTTCTAACTGATAATAATCCATTTCCAACATTTTTTGGATTCGGAATTAATTCAGCATCATGGTCTTCAGAAACACCAGATCCAAATTGAAGCTCAATTTTATTATCACTTCTAATTCGAGTAATGTATCGTTTTGCAGTCTTTTTCAATTTTAATAAACTAGGAACATTAGCCCGATATATTGAAAGTTCAGGATCATTTTCTGCTAAGTTTACTGCTTCTTCAAATATAGTATCTTGAGCTAAGTATGGAACTTCGTACCAAGCATCCCCGTCTGATTCAGTAACTGATATAATTTCTATAATATTTGTATCAGGCAATAAAATTTTATCATATGCTATTGGACTACCAAAAGAATATTCTGCTTGTTTTATATCTCCAGAGACAGCATCTACTTGTTTTTTTAATAAAAAATACGTAGGTTGTTTTGTTACAGAATCAATTTCATAAACGGTAATTTCGGTAGGACTTAATGATGATGAATAATTAAAATCAACCGAGTCAGTAGTTCTAAATTTTGCGTTGCCATTAGTTTGATTAACAATTAATCCGCTAAGTATATTTAATGCAAAACTAAAATCAGGTGATACAGTAGCTCCAGAACCTTTTGCTGGTAATAATTGATATATATCTAACGTAACATGTGCCGGCACAACGTTTTTTGGTTTATATCCTAAAGTCTTAGCAATATCATATATATTAGAACGTTCTGTTGCCTGTTCTAACATTGATTCTTTTAAATTTGTATCTGTATAATATGATAATACGTCTCCAACATATGCTGCTAATTCTACAAATACCATACCGGGAGATGATTCATGAAAATCGTTATATGTATTTGGAAAATATTGTTTTGTAAAATCAATTAAATTTTTACGAAATTGACCAAAATCTTTGTTAAGATATGATATATTTTTTTTAGTTTCCATTAGCTTCCTTGTATAATAACTAACCCAGTATCCGATAATCCGACCGATACCATTGCAGCTTCCCCATTTACTGAGAAATTTATTGTTATTAAAATTTGATGTATTAAACTAGGATCGTCATAGTTTGTTACAATATCAATACCATCCAACGTTATTTCAGGTATGTATATTGATATTGGTTCTTCAATTGTTTCTGTAATAAGTTGTTTAATATTGTCATCTGATGGTTGAAACAATATATCTAATAAATTAGTACCATATAATGGATGGCCATATCGTTCTCCTTTTCTAGTAAGTAGTAAATTTTTTAATTGTGCAATTGTCAAATCATATGATGTCCTAAGAATTTTAAATGATCCGTTACCGGTAAATCGAACATCAACGCCCGCAGCAATACTAGTATTAAAAAACTTGTTATTTACAGGTTGTACAATATATGCCATTAAGTTACTTTCTTTTTATTTATAACTTTCATCAAATCAGAATAATCTCTTGTAAGTGCACGTGCAACTTCTGGAGCTACTTCATGCAACTTGCCTGTTTCAGGATCTTCCATTATTTTCGGCGCTGCTATATCATTACCCATCATTTGTTTCATATTGTTTCGCATCATACCAAAACCTTGAGCATCTTTAGATGTCATATTAATTTCATCAATTCCTTCATTCATTAAGGACGCAAAACTAGTTACCGGGTCTGAATCATCATTTATTGCATTTGTTTCATTTAAAATATCTGCCCATTTATTTTCTTTAAATTGTGTACGAGACCGATTTGATTGTGTAACTGGCGGAGCAACTTGTTGTTTTTGTTCAATGATTGTAGATTGAAGACCTTCGCGAAGAATCTCTGTTAATTCTTCTTTAATAACTTGTCGTACTGCAGATTTAAGTGCTAATATAAGTGTTTTTGAGTTCATATGAGTATTTTAT